AAGTAAGTGCTCACTAACATAGGGTTGTAAGGATTTGGTAAGGTTCAAGGGGGGAGGGGGGTAGGGCCGACGGCCTGGGCCATACGGTGACGGAGATTGAGGACTTGACTTGCGAACGCGATTCGTTGGTCGCAGAGTTGCGGGAGGTGATGGAATGAACCCTATATTTGCACAGGCGTTAGCACCTTGGACACCACCACCCGCGCCCACACCGACCGAACTGGTCACCCGAGCCCTGATTATGGGGCTCACCGCGCCAGACGCGCAGAGGGCGCAAGAATGCGCGGACTTGGCTGAGCATTGGGCGCAAGGGCTCACGGACGCCGAAGTCGAGCAGTGCAAGGCTAAAGCCTCGGGGTATATTTAAAATGGTGGCTATATGCGCGGCCTTGATTGCCGCTATACTTGTCGTTCTGCTTGGTCTCTGAGCAGTTGCCTAGAATTTAACAGCCCCCTTGCGGGGGCTTTTTTTTTTATTCTTCAGCCAGATTTCGCATATCTGACTTGTTCATGTGGATCATGTCGGGCGAGCAGAATATGTGCTTCTTGGTGTCATACAGCCGCGATTTAACTCGGCCTTGGTCTATCCATCCGGCCTCCTTGAGCGCGTGTAATAACGCTGCCTGAACAATTTTTACGCCAGTTGGCGCAGAACCTTGCAAACGATCGCAGACGCTATGGAACGGCGACGCTATCACGCCACGGGCAAATTCACCTACACGACGGCGCATCTGGTCAACCAGAAAAGCTTCGGCGGTGCTCATGCCATGTTCGACCATGATGGCTTTGGCCTCAGTCATTGGGGGTGGGGCGTTAGGGTTCCAGGCTGACACGTCACGGGTGTGCAAGTAGTGGGCGACGGCCTCAAAGCCGCCTCGGTGCTGGTACCAGTTCCACAAGCTCACCGCCTGATCTTCTGGTAGTTTAGATGCCGCGCACCAAATGACAAACCACCGGCGGTCTTCACTGGGTAATGAGATGGCCACGCGCTCGTTACTGAACGCAACTACAAAAACGCGGTTCAACGCCATGTACGGATGTAAACCCTTGCGGTTGACCATGAGAAGCTCTGGCGGGGCTGCAATGATGGGCTTGAGGGTGTTCTCCAAGGCTCTGCGGTCTTTGGCCTCTGCTTGGCGTAGCTCTGCGATCTCCATGACCTCGCACTCAAGGGCGTAGCCCCATTGCGAATTCAAGTCCTCATTCTTGACCAGCGAGCAATTCGCCTTGGCGTTGCCGCCAATCGCCCAAAAGAAAGGGGCGAAGAGGGTGTCCTTGCCGCTGCCGTGGTTGCCGCCCATGAGGATGGCGTGGTTGATCTTATGGTTGGGAAACTGCACCTTGTGCGCCAACGCGTCAAGCAAGTGCTTACGCTCAAACTCTTCGGGCACCATGCGCTCAACGTGTTCCAGCCATTTGCTGACGTCTCCCGCCTTGGGTGTAGGCCGCGCGTCGCGCCAGCGGTTGCCGTAGACCAAGCCATCGCGAGCAACTAGGACGGACGCGCCTGCTGCGTAGGTGATACCTGCCAAAGCCTTGGCACCTTTGCCTTGGCGGTTCTCATCAAACGATGTAGCCGCCTCGATCTTGCGCTTGGCGTTATGGATTGAACGGCAATCGAGGTGCCTGAAGAGGGCGTTAAAAGTGTTACGACCCAACTCGCGGCGGTCTTGCATGTCGAAGTAGGCGTCATCGTCTTGAATATATGCAAACCGCTCATACCACTCGGCCTTCTCAATGCGGCCTAATTCTTTGCGTTCAACCTCGGCAATGACGCGGGCGGCCTCATCAGGATAGTCGGGGGTAGGGGTCAATTTGGACAACGCTGAGTCCATCGCCTGCGCCAGCAATTCTTCGCGAAGACCTGGGGTGTGGGCTGGGCCATCATTGTCGGCCACCCACTGCAAGAACATACGCGAGTCAAAGTCCACGCAATGCGAGTGCAGGCAGCAATAGGCGCGGTTGGCGGGCATATACCGGCCTTCGGGATTGCCGTCGGTGTGCTCTGCGCTATTGGGGCAGATCACGCCCGCCCAACCCTCGCCGTTGGGGCGCGACAGTAGCAGGCCCTGCTCGGACAACCACGCCATGACGTCGTCTGCGCCATCATCGGACAGTCTGATGGGGCGCAGGGTGAGCGAGTCGGCCTCGACTGGCGTCACACCCAAGGCGGCGCAGATATCACCTAGTGTGTATTCGCGCTCGGGGTGGAACTCGACCAAGCGGGACTCGAACATATCGCGGTCGGGCTTCAAGTTAACCGAACCTGGAAGTCGGAAATTACGCACGGGATTGCAAGCGCCTGGGTCTGTGTAGCCCGCGTCTGCAATAGCGCGGATGGCTGCGCTGAACTCGGCCTTAGTGGGTTGATCGCTGAAGGCGTAGCCCCACTGGTAGGAGCCCTCGGACGTCTCCATGATCCACGTTGGTTCGATGGGCGGCGTCTTGGACTTGGTGCCAATGTCGTCGAGCATCATCACAAGGATGTACTCGCAGTTGGCTGCACTGGCCGACACGCGGCCATCGGCGAAGCGGTCGATGATGAAGCTGGCGGTGTTGCCGTACCACGCTTGGCCAGCCTTGGTGCCCTTGCTTGGCAAGTACGCTGGCCAAGTGCATTTGACTGCACCATCGGCGTGGAGTTGAATCTTGCCGTCTTTTAGTTGTGGTTTTTGACGCACAATAAGTGCGGTTTCGCCGGTCGGGGCGAGTTTTGTGATAAATTCCAAGAATTCCAAGTTAGTGCTCCCTTACAAGCCCGCCTGCCAGCGGGCTTTTTATTTGCCATATCGAGACATGATCGCCACCTCTGCGCCAAGGGGTAAACCCTCAGCCCAAGCAGGTGGCGTACACATCACACGTTCCAGTCTTTCGGCCATCTCTTCAGGCCGATCAGTTTCCAACACAATCTCGTCATGCACATGCAACACCACGTCGTCAAGCTGGCGCAGTGAGTGGCGCAGCAGATCGTTGGCGGTGGCTTGGGTGATATTCTCACACGCCAACCCTTTCCAAAGCCTTGCGCGTGGCCATTCTTTTGCGTCTGCTGCCGGTTTCCAAGCGGCCTTGGCGTAGGTCACGCCGTCGGGCTCCAGCTTGGCAAAGGGGTAGCACAAGACGCGACCAGAGGGCAAAGCATACCAAAGATGCTGGCCGTCATACATATAGGTAACCCGTCCCACGCTGAACTCATGGCCTTTGTTTCGCATGGCGCGGGTGTAGGCTTCTTCTAGGCTTTGCCAGTAGGGCACCGACCAAGGGTTGGCTCTGCGCCATGCGTCCACCATGCGCTTGGCGACAGAGTCAGGCAAAGAAATGCCATAGGCACGACCCATCGCAGCAAAGGCACCAATGCCGCCAGCGAAGCCGCAGGCCAACTCTTGAACCTTACCGATCTGACGTTGGTGGTCGTCTACCTCATCGACCGCTACGCCAAAGGTGGCCGAGGCGTTGACTTTGTAGACGTCCTCGCCCTTGGCAAAGATGGCCAGCTTGCGCTCGCCTGCTGGACAGTTGGACAACCACGGGGTGGCGCGGGCTTCGATGGATGACCAGTCGGCGACAACCAAGGATTTGCCCTTGGCGGGTATCAATGCGGGCCTGAGCATTCCTTTGAGGACATCAGTAACGCGCTTTCCAAATTGAGGAACAATTGAATGGCCTCTGACCATTGCAGTTCTAACGTCTTCGGGCGATTTGGCGCACTTGCGAGTGAAATTGTGAACCTGGGCTCCGTAGCTTGAAGCTCGTCCAGTGGCAGAGCCTCCAGCAAATACGAAAGCGCCTCGAACTCGGTGGTCTTCGACGTCTGCAAGGCTTGCAAGGCGGCTGAACTTCGCAACCGAAGACGCCCATAGGTCGTCCGCGCATTGGATGACCTCGGCAACAGCGGGCGGTATCTCATCGGGGTTCTCCATCGCAAGCAAGTTGGCTCGCACAGTCTTGTCAATTGAATATTTCTTCTCGCCGTCCTTGTAGGACTCCATGAGCTTGAGCGCCTGTGGCCCCACGCGGTCGATCACCCACTGGCGCATCTTAGGCGACCTGACGCTGGTGATGGCACCCTCGGTGACCTCGGCCACGATCTGCTCGATCTCGGTCAACTCATCGCTGGCGAACTTGACGGCGGCGTTGCACAGTGGCACGTCCACCAACACGCCACGGTCGTTGATGCACTCGTTGACGTGGTAGTCGAGCAGTTCTGATTCACTGAGCGGTCTGAGCGCCTTGCTGATGGAACGCATGGCGCGGACGTCCTGCTCACAGTAGGCCACCATCTCGGCCATAAGCTCAGGATTGTCGTTAAATGTGCCATCCGCTTTAGGTATGCTCAAAAGTCGAATTAATTGGGCACCACGGTGGTCTTTCTTCATAGACGCGCCAGCAAACCGGCCAACGTCTTCCAGCGAGCCCGGCGCGCAGTTGGCGCGGGCTTGTGCTGCGGTACAGACAAACTGTGTTAACTCAAAGTTGATCTGCAAGACATACCAAAAGATCAAGCGCTCGAAAGCAGCGTTGTGGGCGTAGATCGGGCCTTTGTATTCTGCAACCCAACGGGGAAACGGTTGGTCGGGCGTCCATGTTTGGACGTCTTCATCCTTGTATGCGTAGGACATACACAGCACTTCGGTGCTGGCGTCCTGAGCGTAGTTGTAGACGCCGTGCTTAGGTAAGTCACAACGACTACGGGTTTCAAAATCTATCCAAAGGCTCACAGCGAACAAACCCTACACGTTGGGGCTTTACCATCGCCGCGAATCTTGCGTCCACTTTCAAACTCAACGGCTAACTCTTTGAGAGACGCTGGCCAAGTGTCGCGCTGGGGTGATCTGAATGTGTGGCCGAGCTTCTCTTCAATGGCCACGCCCCTTGCGTACTCTTCAGGGTAGTCACGCCAAAGATCACGCCACTCGCCCAAGCGTTGGTATGGGCACACCGCGCAGTCAGTGCGTCGGGGGATAGTGACTTCACGCTTGGCCAAGTATTCCCAAACGTCTGCTTCTTTCCAGCCCCACTCACGCATAGGGAAGCGAATCTTCATGTCTTCGCCGTAGATGCCGCGCCGTGCTTCTTCGTCAGCGCGGAGGCCAACGTACAGCACCGACCCTTCGGGCAGCGTTTCAAAGTATTTGATGGTCGGCTCAATCTTCAGAATGCGCGTACACCATCTGGCGCGAAAGTTAGGCAGCATCTGTTGCTCATCAATCAAGCCGTACAAATCAGTCGTGTGGCCAACGCGTTTAATGGGTAACCCCAACATACGTTCCAGCTTTGCCCAATGCTCGACCATCTCAGGCAACTCGTTGCCAGTGGCGTTGCAGATCAGTTCATACTCACGCGGCTCAACTTCCATCAAACGCAGCGCCAGCGCAGTTGAATCTTTGCCGCCACTCAAACCAATAACGTGCTTCATAAGTGTCTCCTTTCCAATGCCGCCTGTCACGCGGCATCAGAAAAGCCGCTTAGGCAGACCGGCGGCGACGACCTGCTGGCGCTGGCGCTGGAGCTGCTTCCGGAACCGGCTCACCGTCCATGCTGACCCACTCAACCACCTCAAACACTGGGGTGTAGATTTTGCCGTAGGATTTATGGGCATAGTGGTCTTTACGCAGACGCACGATGGCCACAGGCTTGGCTTGATCCTTATCGACCTGCTCGGCCAAAGCGACTGCGATGGACTGAACCGCTTTCTTACCGCCCACTGACGTGGTGGTGTAACGCGCTTCCATTCCCTTGTCTTCGCCGCTGATGCACTTCAAGCTCAGGCCGACCTGTGTTTCCCAGCCCTTCTTAGCACCTGGGGGCGCTTCGTCGAGTTCAGGCAACGGCTGGCTGACACTGGCCATCTTCTCGGCCAACACCTCACCATCACCCCAAGCGATAAAGCCGTGGACAAAGGAGAAGGGGTTGATCGCCCACTTGCTGTCGTCTTCGACTTCGGTCTGATCGGCACCGAAAACCCAGTGGCCAGTCTTATCCATTTTTAGGATAGCTGTACCGGCTGGGCCGACATCGGATTGGATCGCCCGCAGTGCGGATGACAGGGTGGAAACTGCGGGCAAGCCCGCTTGAGAGAACGCTACTAAATTGGACATTTGTTTTTCCTTTATTGGAGTTTAGAAAAAGCTCCACGCAAGTGAGAGCTTATTTGCAACACTGCCGGACGGGGATCGCTCTCCACCGCCAATGTTGTGCCTGAAGACACTGACACGACAAGATCGTCGGGCAATGTCAACTTGCTCTTTTTGAGTTCCTTCTCCGCTTGCGCTGGAGAAATCAACTCGGGTTCTTTGTAGGGGACGATGGCAAACTTAATCAATGCTGCTTCGGCTTTGTCGTCGTTAACCCACTGACGTGTACCACGCTTGGCCACCAGTTTATACCCAGGCACCGGCGCACCGCTGTCAAGGATTTGGTGCGCCAGCGCGCGCAGGTCTTTGATCCAATCTTCCAATATGTCAGCGTTGGCCAAGTAGGCCCCCAGTGTCTGCACGTCAATGGATTCAATTTGCGTCTTCAACGCGCGGTCAACAGCGCCGGTCATTTGTGGACAGATCGGTTTGGCCGCGCACCAACGGCAGTGGTCACCGACCTTGAGTTCAGCGTCGGGTTGCTGCGCCAGCTTGACGGCCTTCACCAAGTCCTTCTCAAACTGAGCGATGCGCGTTGGTGTGGTCACCCAGCGTTTGACTGCTGGCGGCTGCACAATGACCATTTCGATTTCGTCAACACCGTCAAACGCCCACTTGGCTTCTTCAGTACGCATCGCCGCAGCGGCGTAAAACATCAGTTGCGGATTCTCTTCTACATCAACAGCCACACCGTCACCAAACTTCCAATCAAGGACAACTGCACGTTTGCCGATACGCCCAATAAGGTCAGTGCTGCCGAATACGCCAGGCAACAAATCACCAAAGCCAACACGTGTTTCAGCCGCAATTTCCATCTCCTTGTTTGGGTCTATCTGATCCAGCGCCGCAAGAGCAGGCACCAGTTTGTTGTCAATCAAATCAAGCGTCAACACTTGATCGTTGTATGTCGTGCCAAGCCATTCTTCAGGGTGCTTGTCTGACATCACTACTTCAGCGATGACGTTGTGCAACAGCGTACCTTCGTCGGCGTACTTGTTGCTGGGCTGAAGTGGCATTTTCTGCACCAAAGCAACACTGCCTGGGCAATTCATTACACGCTTGGCGGTTGAGCCGCCGACTATCTTACTGTGATCCATCATTCACCTCCAACATGTGGAGTAGCAACGCCATTTGGGTTGCGCGGAACACACTCTACCCATTCCGCGCCGTCGTATACGGCAGGGAAATAAACGCGGTGTTTTGTCCACACCGTAAATTCGTGGCCTTGTGAACCACCATACCCGTTGTCAAATTCACGATCTAACTGTTCATCTGTCAATGTAGATGACTCAATATCATCAAACGACTCTCCGCATTCGCGCATTCGCAATGCAATTTGTTCTCGCCATGTTGTTTGCAATTTAATCTCCTTTAGTTGAATGAGACTGAACTATAGCATAGAAAATAAATTTGTGCTAAACTTTTTGACATGAAAGAAAAAATAGTTGAAAATCATTTCATCTGGGCAGTTGAGCGCATCGGTGGCAAGACGTACAAGTTCACGTCACCAGGGCGCAAAGGTGTTGCAGACCGGATCGCGTGTTTGCCTGACGGCAGCACATGGTTTGTGGAATTGAAGACCAAGGGCGGCAGGCTGTCAGCGTTACAGAAGATGTTCATGTCGGACATGGCGCTGCTGAAACAGAACTACGCGTGTTTATGGACGATAGAACAGGTGGATCAATGGGCAAAAGAACGTGAGTATGGATTGGGAATTGACACATGACACAAGATGAAATCATTGAGATGGCTAGACGGGCTGGTGTCAGAGATGACGAAAACATCTTTGAATTTAGCCAATACAAATACCTTGAAGCCTTTGCCAAACTGGTAGCCGCCAAAGAACGTGAGGAATGGGCCAAAGAATTTGCAGGTTTAGGTGAATGGACTTGCGTACACATCATTGAAGCACACGAATGAAACTTAGACCCTACCAAGACGAGGCAGCTGACTTCTTGTACGAGCGCGACCGAGCCATGATCTTGGCACCGGTGGGCGCTGGCAAGACAGCCATCACTTTGACGGCCATGCAGGCCATGCTGGCCAACGGTGTGGCCAAGCGGTTTCTCGTTCTGGCACCCAAGCGCGTCTGCACCGACGTGTGGCCAATTGAGCAACCCAAGTGGGCTCCTGACGTGCTCTTGGCCGTGGCCGTGGGTACGCCCAAGGAGCGCGCCGCAGCACTGCGCTCCAAGGCGCAGATTGTGGTCAGCAACTACGACAACATCCAATGGCTGGCCGAGCAGGCGCTGAACTTTGACGGCATTGTGTTTGATGAACTGACGCGCTTGAAGAACCCGTCCGGCACACGCTTCAAGGCGCTGTTGAAAGTCATCGACCCTATGGTTGTGCGCTGGGGCTTGACCGGCTCGTTCACCAGCAACGGCTTGGAAGATGTGTTTGGCCAGTGCAAGATTGTTGACCAGTCGCTGCTTGGCCGCTCCAAAGGCGCGTTCATGCAACAGTACTTTGTGTTGATCAACAAGGAATTCGGCGAGTGGGCACCGCGTGTCGGCGCGCTGGCCGGTGTCATGGCGCGCATCAAACCGGCGACATATGTGTTGGAAGCTGGCGAATACAAAGACAAGCTGCCGCCGCTTCATGTGGTCGAAGTGCGGTGCGATCTGGAAGACCGCAAGCCCTACGAGAAGATGAAGGCCGACTTTATGGTGGAGTTCCCTGATGCCAAAGCCGTAGCGGCCAATGGCGGGGTCGTCACCGGCAAGTTGCAGCAAATGGCCAGCGGGTTCGTTTACGACACACGCAAGACGGCTTCTGATGCGCCAGGTAAGTTCATCATCACCCAAACGCCTGTGTGGTTCAGCCCGCACAAATTTGACCAACTTGAGGAGTTACTGAATGAAAATCAAAGAGCAAATACGATTATTGTTTACACGTATCAAGAAGAACTGGCAGAACTCAAGCGCCGGTACCCCCACGCCCAAACGCTTGACGACGATAGCGCCATTCAACGCTGGAACGCTGGGCAAATCGAGTTACTACTCGCGCATCCAAAGTCAGCAGGACATGGGCTCAACCTCCAGTTTGGGGGTTGTCACATGGTGTTTCTGTCCTTGCCGTGGAGCTTGGAGTTGTACGAACAAACCGTTGGTCGTCTGCACCGCTCAGGTCAAACACACAGTGTGTGGGTGTACGTCATGCTGACGAACAAGACTGTGGATGAAAAAATCTGGGGTGCGTTGCACGACAAACGCGCCATATCTGACATTGCAATGGAGGAGTTGAAATGAGTGTACGTTTGAACAATTGGAAGACACAGTTAAAAGCTGAGAAGTCTATCCAGAAAATTTATCAGCGAGACTTTAACGCCGCCTGGCGCAAGTTGAGCAAGAGCATGACATTATCTAAAAAACTGGAGGACAAAATTGCAACTCACCTGGCGAAAATTAAATGAAGAACTCAAAACCTTTGATGAACAAAAGGTCTTGGAGATGCTGACCCATGAGCGGGCGAATGCCAAGCGTGTGGTGGTGCTGGAGCGACTGCACCAACGCTACACCACGTTGCGTGCGTCGCGTGAACGTATTGAACTTTTACAGGAGGCAAAACAACCATGAGAGAAGCAGTAAGCAAATTCATCCGTGAGATTCTGCGCTCGCGTACCTTGCGGGAGATCATTGCCAAGGAATTGCGTGAAGCACACCAGAAGAAACTGGAGGCCGAGTCTGCCGTGGAGTATGCGGTATCCATCGTGCAGTACAACGAGAAACGAATCAAGCGCCTTGAAGCACGGCTGCTTGAGCACACAACAGAAGGAGACTACGCGTGATTGAAAAAATCAGAACATTTATGGGCAAGTTGCGCGGTGAGCGCGGAGTTCGCAAAACAATCGTAGAGCAGGGTTTCGTCTGGCGCTGCACCAAATGCAATTTGGTTTTCTTAACAAGAACAGCGGGAGAGCAGCATGACTGTCGTGAACGCATTTAACTGGCAAGAGTACACAGATCAAGAACACGCCAAGAATGGCGACCCGTTCAAGGACATTAAACGCAACGCAACGATCAGCGCCAGCGTCACTGAAGGCATTCACAAGCTGCGCGAGAAGAACCCCAGCCACGGCACCGTTCACGGCATCACCACGAAACGGTTGAGCCTGAGAGCGCCAGATATGATGGGTGGCTCTGGCGGGGCAAGACCGGGTTCCGGCAGGAAGTTGCCAACGATTGATGAACGCAGAGCGTTGAAACTGCTGAATGATGGCTTCTCCAAAAAAGAGATCGCTGATCGCTTCAACGTGCCGTACAAGTCGATGCTGACATTCTTTAAAAAAGTAGGCGCGCAGAAATCACGCGGCCCCTACGCATGGACAGGGAAATATAAAAATGCCAACATTTGAAAATTGGAGCCAAGAGAACTTGGCCAAGTTTGCTGCTGAAGCCTACACCAAGATGCAGCAACAGCAAGAGCGCATTGAACAATTGCAAAACGATCTTAAAGACGCGATCAAAGCGTACCGTGAGGTGATAAAATGATTGAGACAATATTTGTCTTGCTGTTGGGAACCGCCATTGGCATTGGCGGCCTTGTCGCCTTCCTGCATTTTTTCGCTGATTAAACGTAAGCGCGGGTACCTGACTTGTCAATGATCAGCGCCATCGAACGCGGGGCGCTATCTTCAGTGTTGGGAATACTGACGTGTGTCCAACGGTCAAACTCACGAATCACTTGGTCAAACGGTAAGCCAGACTCAATGATGGCAGTTACGACTTCATCTGGCGTCATGCCTGGCACCCGAATATCAGCCGCGCAACCACGGCGGTGTTGCGACTTGTCGGACGATCCAACAGCTTTGTTTACTTCGGCGCTGCGAAACGCTGAGTTAATCATGATTGGCTTGTTGCCCAGCACGACTTTAACTTGTTCCAAGAAGTCAGCCAGCCGGTACAAGTTGGCCATCTCATCGGCGTCTGGCATGTTGTCGAACTCGCGGTGGTCGGTGTGGGTCAGCTCTTCGAGCGTAAAGTTAGGAGTGAGGTTCATGGTTTTCCTTTCAGGGTTTCACGGACTTGGTTGTAGAGGTTGACGCAGGTGGCGAGCTTGCGGGCTGTTTGGTCGGCGTCGTCTCCGACGGCGAGAACAGCTCTAGCAGTCTCTGGCTGTAATTCGGCTGATCCACTGTCAGTTCCGGCGGCAGCGGGGGCATCTCCGGCGGTTTGTACGGGACAGGACACTGGGACGCGCAACCTGAGAGCACCAGAATCAATATCAGCGTTGCGCTTTTGGATTTGCACTTTTGCATTGTTGTTGGCTTTCACAAGTTGGGCGGCTTGAACGTTGACCGCTGCGGCCAGCGCCTGTTCTTTAACTCTGGCTTGGGCGTTGAGCGCGGCAATTTCAATTTGCTGGCGGATGCTTTCGTCGTGCTTTCCCTTGTAATAGCCGCTGCCAAAGCTGACCAAGACGGCCAGAACAGCGCCCAGTAACAGATACGGGTTCATGGCACTTCAGGCGCGCTCAAAGGTTTGGTGGGTACTTGTGGTACTTGCGGCTTGGGTGGAACGGTTACCGCTTGGCTGCCGTGATTGACAGCCAAGAGCGTGCCAATGATCGACACCATCGAGATCACCACGGTCTTGAGCAGTTCAAGCAAGATGGCGTCGTTCTTGGCTTGGCCAACCATTGGTTGCGTCACGAACATGACGCAGTACAGCAAGCCACCGATCATGCCGACGATCGCTACATTAAAAAACATCAACGTCCAAAATTGGCTCAGTGCCTGCCACTCTTCAGGACTTCTTCTGTTTGAAGGCATCGTACATCTCCTTAGGTATCAAATCTTTGGTGCATGTGCCAGAGGCGTCGCATTGGGGCGGCTCACATTCAGGCTTACCCCAGTTTGTCGGATTTTGACACGGGTACCTGTATGTGTCTTCGCATGCGGTCAAACACAGGATTGTCATCAAAATTAACAGGCTCTTTGTCACGATTTTTCCTTTCGACTTCACGCCGTAGCTTTTCAATCTTTTCCATCTGCGCTTTGGCTTCATGCTTTGTTTCCAGCACATCCAAGTACATGAATGCAAGCAAAGGCAGCATCAGCGCAACCAAGATGACAGCAACAATCCAGCCCAACACACCCATCACACTTTCCTCAGTTGACTCAACCACAGGAACCATGTCCACAGGTATGCGATAAATATCAGGGTTAGGACGGCTGCTCCGGCTTTGAGGTTTTGATTTGCTTGCCTTTGGTGACGTTGCCATGTCAGCCTTCGCTCTTTCTGCTCTTGGGCCAATCTGGCTGCTTCTTGCTCGGCAGCAATTACATCCCTCATCTCAAATACTTTGCTGTACAGCGCGCCCATCTCAGGCGGTGACTGGTACACCATTGTTTCCCTGATCGTTACCTCCAGCGCCGCCATTTGATCCATTGCCATCACCCGCTTCAATGCGGCTTCCATCTGGTTCTGGTCGGGCTCATAGACGTTTCTGGACTTTTCTTCTTCTTCCCTTATGTGCGCGGCAAGCTGTTCCTGAATCTTGAAAAACTCGGTAAGCTGTTTGACGACATCAACCATGACTTGGGTTTCGTCAACGGCGATGTATTTGTCCTTCTTTTTCGCCACAGGCTTGGGCGTTGACTTTTTGGGTTTGAAAAAGTTACTAAAGTTATTCCAAAATCCAGTAACTTCTGTATATACTTCATCGACTGTTGCTTTGACTTCCATAAACGAAGTCTTGGCTTGCTTGTATAGCTCGCAACCCTCTTTGATGGCGGCAACGCAAGCATTTGCCGCAAAGAGGAGGGATATTGGATCAATCTAGAGCCCCAATATTTTTTTGACCAACTCACCGGCAAAGCCTGGGCCGAACAGCACCGCAGCGATGACGATGTAAATCAGGTATTCAATCCGCGTCATGCGCTTGTCGCCATCGACAAATGACTTTTCAATGGCCGCATAGCGTTCAGAACAAATGGCTTCATGCACGGCCAACTTAGTGGTGGTTTGTTCAGTCATGGTCTGAGTGCGTTCTGATTTTGGTTTTGCATTATCAAAGCGTTTCTAAAATAAGTCGCTTGTTCAGGCGTCATGGGTGGCATTGTTTGGTTTGTCAGCATGTTGCGAACACCTTGAACTGCGTTACCCGCAGCGCCGGATGCACGGCCCATACCGTAAAAAGTTTCACCCATTACGCGAGGAGAAGCAAATGGCAACACCGCCGCGTAAGCAGGGTTGTGGAGCATACTGACTGCGGTAAGACCGCCGCCAGCTACGGCTCTACCAACGCCGCTTGTGGGAATTACGTTGGACAAGTCTTGCCCAGCCAAAGCGGGCATGATGTCAACACCACCCAAATCTTTTAGCTGTGCAGCCAAATCTTGCTTATATTGCCCCGCAGGATTATTTTTTAGCGTTGCCATTGCTTTATTGATAGCAGTTGATTTGGCTGTTTTATCACTAGATCCTAATGCTTGATTGATGTCGCGGATCACGCCAAGTTGAGTTTCATACGCTTTCATTGCGTCAGCATATTCGGGCACTTGATTGACAATCAAATCTTTTACCGCATTACGCACGCTTGTCACCGCACGTTGAGCTTGTGTATGTCTAGGGCTTTCAGGATAGATTGCGTCTATTCGTTGTTTTAGCCCGTCCAAATTCAATGCTGTTGGGTTATCTTTACGCCATTCTTCAATAACGTCGCCAATTTCTTTAACGACATTTTGTTCTGCGGTGCCGATTTTCCATTTGCCGTCTTGTTGCAGTGAAGATTTGGCTTTATTAAACGCCTCGTCAACTTTGCTAAAGTCAAGCGGCGTTGGATTGGCCGCCCACCCTGTTTTGGCTTTTGTGTATGCGTTTGAATTTTCAACTTGCATCTGCGTAATGCCTTGTTTAATATCATTCAGCACCGCGTCTGGGTCAACTTTACCTCGCATATTTTCTGCAAAAGTTGTGTTGCCTTCTTTGCCTGCTAGGTACGCTTGTTTCAAACTGGTGCCTGTTTTGCCCGAAATAGGCGCGATCAAATTGGCGGCGGTATTCGCCGCGCCAGTTGCTATGTTTCCGCGAATTTCATTGAGCTTGTTCACCGCAGGTGTAACCGCTTCCACCGCAGGCGCGATAGCATTACGACCCACAATACCGGCGGTACGCAACGCAGGCGCAACCGTTGCTTCCAACCCCATAGGGTTCATGTACGGCGGTATTTTCGATGCTTCTGCGGCTTGGCCTACTGCCTGAACTGCTTCTTGCGCTACGCGAGTGCGTGGCTGATATGTGATTTCTTTTCCAACCGCGCGTTGAAACTCAGGGCCGCCAGCACCGGCTAGATAAGTAACCGGCGCGGTGAGCAAGTTTGCACCGACTGCAAACGGTGTTTCAATTGCACCCATAACTTTTTCGCGCAACGTCAGCGGCTTTTCAGGCGCAGGTTGTGCCATGTTAGGGTTGACGCCAGGAATCTGATCGACTATTGATTTACGCGCGCCAGGGATGCCATTGGACACAACAGGCGCAATTTCAAATCCAAATCGTGCCTTGATAGCCTGTTGGGTATCTAGGTTGGCGTTTTTAAAGTCTGGATCGTTGGCAACGTGTTTGGCAAAGATAGCTTGCTTTGTCACCGCGTTTGCGCTGACAAAATCGGGGTCGCTTAGAATTTCTGCGGGATTTGCCATGTTAGCCTCCCTTCAACCATTTGTTGTTGGCGTCAACTTTACCCGCAGGCGCTGGTGTTGCCGCAGGCGTGCGGCCCAAAATGTCTCGGTCAAAATCTTTGGAGCCGCCGCCTGATTTGTATTGTTGACGGAAACCATTCAATTGGCCATTGATCAATTTTTGGTATGTGTCAATCACACCCTTTAACTGCTCTGGTGTCTTCGCTCCGTTAATTGCGTCATCGACAGCTTTACGGTCGCCCAAAGCGCCGCCGCTACCCAAAACAGCTTTTGTAACTTCGTCGGCCACAATTCGTTTGGCCGCATCAAAATTGGTTGGTGCGGTGCTACCTGTTTGGGCGGCAAAAAAGTTTCCGACTTTGTTGATAAGTTGCACATCACCGTTTTGCAACGCGTCGCTCAACTGTCCCAAGGTAGTCAAGTGATCGTTAACCACATTGAATGATCGAACAGTCGCGCCCAAACGTCCAGATGTAAACGCGTTCTCAGTACCTTGTTTGGTTTTGTACGATGTTGCGTCATAGGTCGGATCAATCAATTGAACCAACTGAGTAATCTGACTTCCACGATTGGTAGTACGGTCAGGCGGCGCGGCGCGGTGGTCAGTGATGGCAGTAACTTGCGCGGCCAATGCTTTAGGCATGTACGCCAACAAATCATTACCTTGAACACCTGAATTGATGGCGTCAGCCAAACCCATTTTGGTATTACCCAAAGTTGGCGCGTTAGGCTTTGCTATTGGTGCTGAGGGGTTAACCGCAGGTACAGGTGTTGTTGTCAAGCTATTGCGCGGTGCAACAGGTTGCATTAATGCGTTTCCACCGCCAACAGGAAACTTACTTTGTAAACCACCCATATTAAATGGATCCGCCTCATACGCGCGGATGCCAAGTCCTGAACGTGAAACGCCAAGCTGGCCTCGAGATACATCAAGTTGGCCTTGATGAATTGGCAACATTGCTGCTTCGTTAGGCGTCATAGTACGCGTTGCTTCTGATCCAAGAACAACCGTAGCCGCGCCACCTAATCCAGGCGTTTGCATTAGCCGTTCTGTGCCGCCCAAATTTTGAGCTGTTACTGTTGGCTTGTTCAACTCCATGAACTTGTCAGTGCCCAATTTTGATCTATTTATTAAGTCTGCAAAAGCCTGCGGGCCTTGAGCTATCGCCGCGTCAATTTGAGCACGAGATTTATCAACCGTGATGCCGCGAGCAGCCAATTCAGGCCCAATAATAGGATCTGCATGATTGGCTTCGTGCCAAGCCAAATATTTGGCTGGTGCATTGGGGTCTGCTGGATCAATTGTGTCTAAAAAAGCGCGCGATTGCTTTAATTTTGCGTCAACTAAGTCAGTTTTTTCTTTAGCCAATTTAGTTGGTTGCGCCGTAACTTCACCTTGAAGTTTTTCTTGCGTAAGCCGTGCGGTACCAATATCAAACGCTTCTTTGGCTTTACCCGCCCGAATGTACGCTTCTTGAATTAACTTAGGGTCGCCGTTTGTCGCTTGCAAGTCTGCCAACAAATTAGCATTTACTTCATCTGCACGTTTAGCAGACGACAATTGATATTGTGCCAACGCATTTTGATTTTGCGCGTTTTGAATGCCTGCAACTTGGCTATATTGCGCCAATGGGTCGGCAACTTGAAGTGGCTGAACGCCAAGAGCAATATTAGAATTGATGGGCATGATTTAATCCTTATTACACTTGAACATTGCCGTAAGCGTCAGTTGGGTACGAGCTATTAGACATATAACTTGAGCCTAAAGGAATACCCGCGCCACCGCCTCTTAACGCACTCAACATATTTTGGCCTTGGGAATAATTTAAATACGTACCTAAACCGCCGGTAAGTGCATTTGCGCCACCAACATATCCAGACGCGCGAGCGTTGGCCGCTCCTTGGTATGCTTCGCCAACATTACCTGCCATATTCTGACCGGCTGCGCCGACTTGTTGCGCTGTAGTTTGACCCATGCCGGTCAAGGCTTGCAACGGCCCCAAACGCGCTTGGCGCTCTGCTTGGTATCGGTTGAAAGCGTTGGTGTACTCTTGGCTACCCATCTCTTGGCCGTAGCGTTGCGCAGCCTTTAAAGCGCCGCCAGAAATCAAACCGCCACGGGCGGCAGCTTGGCGGTCAAGTGCCTGCTGGCCTTCTTTTAACCGAAAAGCATAGCCTGGGTCAGCTTGAAATTGTTGGGCACCAAACGGCGTGTATTTGGACGCTTGCACCAATTCTGGCAGCGCATTGACGCCAACATCGTAGAACGGCTTTTGCCTTTGAACATTTTCTTGGTATTGTTTGTATTGCAAATCAGCAGCGCGGTTTGCCGCGTTAGCTTGTGTGCTGGCGGCTTGCCCTGCGGCATTTGCGCTTATAAGTGAACTGCCTACTACAGCTCCTGCAACCCAAAATGTCATGGCGACACCTCCAAAACTTCTTGCTTAAGTATATTACCTGGCAGATATGTTGTGTTGTTTTCAACTTCAACCAGTTCGGCTTCAACTTCTTGAATTGACTTTTCTTCAATTGCGTGAAAAGTCATACATAATGCGTCAGTTTCCGCATATACAGCGCGTTTTGTGCCTGGCTTGCTCAGAAACAAATGAGGCCCTGTAACTGTGCGCACCCCATCATCGGCTGTGATCGACACGGTGCCGGACACAATAAGGTACATGTGTTCTTTTTTATGGACGGCGCCAACCACCAACACGCCAGCATGACGAAACACTTCACGGCAATACATACCACCATGAAAATAATGCTTTGTCTCAGGTTGATACTGCGGCATTTTTAAAAGTTCTGCCTGCAACGCTTCAACGCGTTCTTTTAGGTTTGACTCAACGGCAATGTCGTTTATGTTCATACGATACTCGTGATGATACCGTCAGTGACGGTGACTGTCTTTAAATCAACAGTAGTGAATGATCCAGATGCGCCAGTGTTCTTGACGGATATGGTGCCAAGACCCGTGATGTCAGTATTTGGTATTGTGGCAGAAGCTGTGAAAGCCGCAGTACCATTACCTTTGACATACCCTGTCAACGTAGCCGCGCCTGAGCCGCCATTGGGCACACCCAATATTCCACTTACATGGGTGGTTAAGCCAATCTTGCCCCACGCTGGCGCTGCGTTGACGCCGCCCGAAATAAGAGCGTTACCTGTAGCAACATCAGGCAGTTTGGCTAACGTAGTGGTTGTACTTGCGTACAGTAAATCACCGACAGCATAAGACGCATAGCCTGTACCGCCATTCACTGCTATCAGTGTGCCTGCAAGCGTTACATCGCCTGTAGACGCAATTGCTGGCGTCAGGCCAGTTGCGCCGCCTGAAAATGACAGCACGCCGGTGTTGTTTAACGTAATGGTACCAACGCCGTTGGTGACCGAAATACCGTTGCCAACTGCAAGAGTATTTAGGGTGTACCCTGTGCCATTACCAATCAACAGTTGGCCGTTGGTTGGTATGGTGCTTAATCCTGTGCCTCCACTTGCAACGGGAATAATACCAAGGCCGCCGCCAACAATGTTGTATAGACTGTAAAACCACCGATACCATTCACGCGAGACTGCTCCCGTGCGCTCGTCAATAAGCGACACCCGTGGAGGCGTGATCTGGGTGGCGTTTGGACTTGTCGCCATAGTCAGGCATTGGTCGGGCTTATGATCAATTCAGCCCCCATGATGGCGATTTTGTTGGGGTCAGTGCCTGAAAGCTCGTACACACGGTCGCGCAACTTGAGCGTCATGCCCAGCCGACGCCAGAAAGTTCGTTGGCCATACGCACCGATCTTGCCAATTGGCGACCAATGCTCATTTGACCAAGTGTGACCGCCATCATCTGACCAACGCAGCATCACTTGAGGATCAGAACCTTGGCCAGTGCTTAATCCAACGCCTGCCTCACAATCCAATTGCAGACTGTGATGCGCTGTGCGCTTGAGGTTGTTTGTGCCGGTCGGCAGCGCGCGCCATGAGCGCAACCACTTTTGGACGCCGCCATTGTCAGCGTACACATTCAAGTCAAACGTATAGATGTTGCCGTTTTCAAAGTCGCCAACGATAATGTTGCCGCCAAAGTTGCACTGGCAATTGCTGCGGTGCCGCATAAACTCGCCGCTGTCCCAGCCAGCGCGCTCATGCCACGCTTGGGTAGACACGTCGTAAACCCATGTAGCGTTACCGCTAGGAAATGTAAGTACATAGAAAGCATGGCCTTCTTGCTGATAGGTGTAGGCGATAGCGTCCGAAATGTTGCCGTACTGAGCAATGGCGTATTCAATGGCGTGGGTGGAAATACGAACGCCGGTATATCCATTGGCCCTGTAGACAATACCTTGGCCACGGGCGTCTGTGCCCAGCCAGAACAAACCGTTGTCCATCTTGGCAATCGTGTACGCAGACACGCAGCCAATCTCATTAAACGCGCCTTGAATGCGGGTCAAGGGAAAGTCAGTTGCGCCGGAATCGTACCAAACTTCGACCGAATCAGTGCCGAACACCCATAATTCGCGGTGATCAGAAATCAGACCCACCACGCCGTCGGGCGAGCCTTCGGCGCTTGCAAAGTCCAGCGGATTGACTGATGTGCCGTCAAGCAATTGCGACACCCAGATGATCTGGCTGTTGGGCTGATTGAAGACAAAATAGCCATCAAGGTACGCAACCGTCACCGCGCCAGCAAAGTCGGGGTCTGTAATTTGAGCAAACACACCGGTGGTTTCGTTGTAGATGTAACCGTCAGGATTGCAAGCAAAGAAAATCTGAGTGCCGTTGTCAGCAATGCTCACAGGGCCGGTGCCGGACACGGTGCCCAGCAATGTGGGTGTTGCGGTCAGGCCAGTCAATTTGTAGACTTCTTGGCCTGACACAACATAGAAGTCACTGCCGTTTGTTTGGTGCGCCCACAATCCGCGGATCGGGCCAGTGCCTACGGTTTGCAAAAAGTTGAGGCCAGGCGCGCGGTTAAGGAACCCTGCTTCTTTGCCGCCTTCGGGAATGACTTCTGGAAACAAATTGACCATGCGGTTGTCCGCAGCGTTGATACTGCGAGCAACATACGCTGATCCAAGTATGGGCGTTTTCATCAATAATTGCCAGCATAAATGTTGAACCGTTGGCGTGTGGCCACGATAGCGTAGGGCATCGACATCACGTCATCAGGATTGTTGATGCGCTTCAGATTGCGCTTGCTGGTCATGGCGATGCGCTGCACTTGGGGGCTTGGCTCAACGCCAAATTCAGGCGCAAACTCCATTGCCAAGTTGTAGACAAACGCCCGCAAATAGCCTGGTGGGAACAAGATTTCAGTCGCCAAATTAGCTGGCTGATCCAATTCTTGCACACTGATAAAGTGCCATTCCAAGTCGCGTGTCGGTTTGGGATAGACCGTCATTTGAATGTTGGGGTACTCCATGTTGATCCACATAACCTGTGGATAAGTGGAAGTAACCGTTTTTACAGCGATGCCGTCATATTGCTGCTGGTTAATAAACTTAATACCGAAAGACACATTGGTGCCTGGGTCGCGGTAGTAGGTGGCATCGTCCAACAAAATGGGGCGAATGCCATCAAATCCGCCAGCAGCAGCGCCGGTAGGGCCAAGATGGCGCTGAATTTCGCCAGCAGGCCAAGTAAATGTTTGGTCAATGGTATTGAAGACTGACAATCGCTCAGTGTTCCATGAGTCGATCATCTGGTTGAACGCCATCAGTGCATCTTGAGATACGGACGCGGAAGGTGTTTCACCTTCAGCCAGTACGCCAAGCAATCGCAACGCTCTATTGATCTGATCGCCAGCGGTATAGGTGGCCATGTTTACGCTCCTTGTTCTGCCGCCTCAAAACTGGGTCGGGCACGACGACGTTTGACTTCCAGTTCATTTGTAACAGGAGCCGCTTCTTCAGACAGCGTGGCTAAAGTATACCTTGTCCAGCCATTTTTTTCATCTGCTACAGCCTCCATATCACAGATAGCGACTTTGGTGCCGTGCTTGGGGTGTTTTAAGTAGATGACCATAAGTCGCCTCCAGGTTGTTGACGCAAAAAGGTATGGAAATTTCCAATGTAGGACTTGTCCTGAGAATGGTGATCCAACTGCAAATCTGGCACCAACCAGATGTCACCACCAAGTGCTTCCCACCGGCGGGAAAAAGCGTAATCTTCGCCCCACCACAACCCTTCGTGAGCGCCGTGGTTGAACAAATCAACACTCATGCGATATTTTTCACCATAGCAAAGCTCAGGATGGACAGTCATAAACTTGTCCACCGCTTCTTTGGTAATCTTTAAAAAACCGGCAGGCACCATTCTGGCCTTGATGCAACCGTCGGCGCGGGTCATGGGTGTGCCTTCTGGCGTACTGTGAATCGTGCCCATGTAACTGACTTCATCAGCCTTAAACCGGTATGTACCAGCCACCACGTCACCTTCAGTTTCAATCAGCTTGATCAGATCGGCAGGTCGCCAAGAAATGTCATGGTCAATGAACACAATTACGTCAGCTTTGGCGTCCAAGGCTTTTCTAAGCATGGTTGCGCGAGCTGCTGAAATGTAAGGGTTGCCCACTTCGTTGACCATGCCTTCTTCCCAACCATGTGCGGCTAGCAAAGGCAAAGATGCCTCAAGGCTGTCCAAGCATTGCTGGTAGGGGCGTTTAACAGTGGGAAGACAAAAAACAACTTTCATTTTTGGGCAACCGCCATAAGGTTATAGTTTTCGAGACGTTTAACGGTAACCTTGCTGAATCCAGCAGCCACGCAGGCGTCGTGCAAAGTTTGGGAGACAAAGCCATTTCGGTGCGCCATATATGGCATCGAAGGCAATAATTGGCGCAAGCCGTACATCAAATCCAAACCAGTTACCGGCCCACAAGGCGCGGTGTAAAGTGGTTCTTCAGTAGCCCTGACATCTTCAAGGTCAGGAACAAAAATAAGGGCAAACCCTTCTGGGTTCAATACTCGTACAAATTCACGCAGCGCAGCGTCCCCCTCATGGGGTACAAGATGCTCAAGCGCGTGGGAACAATGAATGGCGTCGTAGGTGCCAATATTCCCCATGTCGGCCATGCTAGCAAGAATGTCAGGCTGGTTATTTGGAGAAATATCCAGCCTGACTTCTTTGTAGCGACCTACAGCCCATTCGGGAATAGGGTCACCACCACACCCAACGTGCAGTAGCGACCCTTCCTTCATTAAGCTGCACCTTTCCACAGACCCAGACCGGTCAAGCAAGCTGCGACTTCAGCGCAGAAAACTGACAGGTTTGTGGACACGGAAATGTAGGAAGCAACTGACACAACAGAAGCAGCTTGAATAGCCGCTGCGCGTTGTACCACGGGGGTTGCGCCGTAAACACCAATCGTTGTGGTGGACGCGCCACCAATTTGCAACGATTGGCCAGTACGGCCTACGTTCAGAACTTCGCCGGTATTGCCATCACCAACTTGTTCGCCATCACCAATTTTTGGAAGTGCCATGATAAATATCCTTTAGAAAAATTAAGCTCCGCCCTTCCACAGGCCGAGGCCGGTGAGAGTAGCGTTGACTTCAGCGGCCCAAGCCGCCAAATTTGTGGACACAGAGATATAAGATGCCACCGACACAACAGACGCTGCCTGAATAGCAGCAGCCCGTTGTGTAACAGGTGTAGTCCCATAAAACCCTACTGTGCCACCAGAGGCTTTAGTGTTACCGATGATTGCCGCGTCCAACTGAGGGTCGGAATAGGCAACACCTACTGCTTTGGTATTTGGCATGGTTTATCCCCAGATGCGGCAAGCCATTTGCGGGCGAATGGTGCTGTAGCCGTACAAAACGTCAATACGGCAAGGCATACGGTCGTTGTGGATGTCGTACTGACGAACAACGCGCAAGCTGATACAGTTATGAACTGCGCGAGC